CGCTGACTCTAACCAATAATCAAAAATAACAGTAGGAGGAACTAATATAATGAAAGCAATCAGTCTGGAAAACCAAGAAAAAATCAAAGGTATTGAGAAGGTCTTAGCGTTCCACAAGACTCAAATAGAAGCCTTGGAAGCCGCAAAGGAAGACCTACAGAAGCCACCTTCCCGTTGGAACAATACGTTTCTTCAAAACTTATATGTCTCTTTACCAGAAGGGCAATCTATTAGAGCCTATGAGCTTATGATAGACAAAATCAAGCTCTCACTGGAGCTTAGAGCATTCCAAGAGGAAACCGAAGGAGACTTCTCAGTAACCACCAATCTAAAACTCGCTTGGGGGATTCGTTTCGAAAATGGTAAATGCTATGCCTCCTCACATCGACCTGATTGTTACGGTATTGACCCTTTAAGCGTCTGGTTCTGTGAAAAAAGTACAGCCGAAGCAGCCATTGAAAAGTTTGGTGACCGTCTGAAAGCTCTCTTTGTAGAAGTTCCTGTACAAAAAGAAGGAGATTTCTAATTTGAGAACACAAATCATAACCCCTAAAGGAACCGCTCAGTATCCCAAGCTCCGCAGTCCGGAGTTCTTTGATGGCGCTGAGGTTGGTTATACTATCCAAATGGCTTTCAACAAGGAAGACACTGAGAAACTCTTAGCTAAACTGGAAGAAGAACTGGAGTCCGCTAAGAATGCCAGTGAGTTCAAAGGTAAAAAATGGACGAACGCTCGCCTCGGCAGCCGTGAAGACAAAAATGGTGATATCGTCTTTAAATTTAAGACCAAAACCAGCTACACGTCTAAGACTGGCGAAGTAAGACAGCGCACCATTCCTCTTTTTGATGCTAAAGGTAACCCCATCAAAGGCGACATCGGTCATGGCTCTATTTGTCGTGTACGCTTCACTGTTAATCCCTATCACAAGTCCGCTGCTAACTGTGGTCTGACTTTGTATCTGGATGCTGTACAGTGTATCGAATACAAGGAACCGGGTGGGTTTAATGCCTCTAATTATGGTTTCGACAAAGAAGATGGCTACGATGTAACTGAGAACGAGTGCATCCCGGTACCGTTTGATGCCGAAGAAGCGGAGTTCTAAACATTGGCTGCACGCTTCTTTAATCGGCATGGAGGGTTCTATCAGAAACCCACGGCGTACCGTAGCGGGCTTGAAGACAAAGTAGGAGAACAACTGAAAAACGCAGGAATTGAGGCAGCTTATGAGAAATTCAAGCTGCCTTATATTATTCCAGCAACCGATCACTACTACACCCCTGATTGGGTGCTACCTAATGGTATCATCGTGGAAGCAAAAGGTCTCTTTGATGCAGAAGATAGGCGTAAGCACCTTCTCATCAAAGACCAATACCCACACCTCGACATCCGTTTTGTCTTTAGTAGCCTTACCACCAAAATCTATTCAGGCAGTAAGACAACTGTTGCTGACTGGTGCGAAAAACACGGCTACAAATATGCTCGTAAATTTATCCCGTCAAGCTGGTTTGATGAACCTAAGAAGCCCCTTGACGGACTCATACTAAAGAAAGGAGGCAGCAGTAAATAAGCACTTTAAAATTCAAACAACGTACCTGCACAGACTGGTTCCACATTATCAAGAAGCCTATTAATGGAGCTGATAAGGAAGCCTTAGTCAATGCTGCTCGCCGTCTTGGTGAGTTCGACTCAGGGTATCACTTCATTATCCAAAATGATGGCACAGTAGAAGCAGACAGGGATGTCAACGCTGTCGCACAGTGGGATTTCAAAGACAACACAACGTCCATCTACATCCTCTGCGACACCTCTGGAAACCTTACAGACTCCCAAAGGATTGCTGTAAGCGACCTGTTCAAGACCCTTGTTGCTATCTACCCTAATATCCAAACTGTAGAGGTACTCTAATATGGAACAGACCGAATCTCAAGTTGTAGAGGCACACGTCCCCTGCCCTGATTGTGGTAGTAGTGATGCAATGTGTGTCTATGATGACGGACACAGCTATTGTTTTAGTTGTAATACCCAACATCAAAATAAAGAACAGCAGACAAAAGCTGCCAAGCCAGTGACCAAAGGAGGCGTGGTGTCTCCTGTTGATCTAAACCTTGGAGCCTTAACTGCCCGTGGTATCTCAATGGAAACCTGTAAAATCTACGGGTACTACAAGGGGTTCCGACATGATAGACCTGCTCAGTTTGCCTGCTACATTGATGAGGCTGGTACTGTTATAGGTCAGAAAGTCCGTTACGCCGACAAAACCTTTGAGACCCTCGGAAACCTTGAACGCCGCTTCTTTGGTCAGCACCTCTTTGCTTCCGGTAAGAAACTAATCATTACCGAAGGTGAAATCGACTGCCTCACTGTTAGCCAAATTCAGGGCAACAAATACCCTGTTGTGTCGCTGCCTAATGGTGCACAATCAGCAAAGAAGACCTTTGAAGCCCAGTACGACTGGCTTGAAGGGTTTGAAGAAGTAATCGTTATGTTTGATATGGACAAGGTAGGTCGTGAAGCTGTAGACAGCGTTTGCGGTATCCTTAGTCCCAACAAACTTAAGATTGCCACCCTGCCCCTCAAAGACCCCAATGAGTGTCTGATGCAGGGGCAAGCCTCAGCAGTAGTAAATGCAGTCTTCCGTGCGAAGACCTATAAACCCGCTTGTATAGTCAACGGCGAAGAACTATGGGAAGCCCTGTCAACTGAACAGGAAGAAGCCCAAGGGTATCCGCTGCCGTGGGATATAGACCTCCAGAAGATGACTCTGGGACTCCGAAAAGGGGAACTGGTGCTTATCACTGCTGGCACTGGCACAGGTAAAACTACCTTTGTCAGACAGCTCGCACATCACTGCGGGGTCAACCTGGGCTTGAAAATCGGGATGCTGATGCTTGAAGAAAATGTCAAGAGGACTGCCAAAGGAATAATGTCTATCCACACAGGCAAACGCCTCGCTCTTAACCGACACCTCATTACTGAGGACGAATACAAAGATGCCTTTGATGCCACACTCGGCTCAGGGCATTTTATTTTTTATGAACACTTTGGGTCGCTGGAGTCAGACGACCTAATCAAAAACATTCGCTATATGGCAACCGCCGAACAATGCGACTTTATTATCCTTGACCATATCTCAATCGCTATCAGCGGTTTGGAAATCGACAATGAACGAAAGGCTACAGACGTACTAATGACGAAGCTCCGCAGTCTTGCAGAAGAAACAGGAGTCGGGATGTTAGTTGTGTCGCACCTTAAGCGTGTCGATGGGACACCAGCAGAAGAAGGAGGGGCAGTAAGCCTCAGTCATCTTCGGGGTTCCCAAGCACTCCCTCAGTTATCCGATGGTGTCTGGGCGTTAGAACGCAACCAGCAAGCGGACGACTCTGAGAAAAACTTGGTTCGTGTAAGGATTCTTAAAGGTCGCTTCACAGGCGAAACAGGAATTGCTGGCTATTTAGCCTATGACAAAGAAACCGATCGGCTTGTAGCCGCAGAAAAACCACACAAAAAGGACATCGACTTGGGTAACGATGATGATGTTCCTTTTTAATTTTAAGGAGGAACATACTTATGAAAAAAAATTACTCTTATCCAGTCTCCAGTATTGGTTTCACTATCTCGGAACTCCCCGGTGAAACAGCAGTCTACATTGAGTTCTCTGGCTGTCGTCAGAACTGCCCCGGCTGTCACTCGGACTATCTTATTGGTGACCAAGGGGATTCCTTGGACCTTGAGGATACTGTCTACAATGCCTATGCGCTTGCCCAGAAGTATCCTGATGACATCACTGCTATTGTCCTGATGGGTGGTACTGCAAACAACGGTATTACCGAGAAGTCCCTTGGTATCCTTATCAAAGCCTTAGCGAAGAAAACAGGCTTGCCTATTGGTCTCTATTCAGGTCGTGATGAAGCCCCTGACAAATACCTTGATGTAGAAGAAATCAGATGGGTCAAGACAGGTTCCTATAAAGAAGCCTTTGGTGGTCTTGAGGAACCCACTACGAACCAAAGGTTCTACGTTAAAGAACACACGATTGTAACCGACCAATATGGCGTTTATTCCGGTCGTATCCCCCATTGGGTCGATATGACCAAACAGTTCCAAATACTGAAAGGAGAAGAAATTGCTCAACAACCTAACTCCGACTCAGATTCAGAGTAAATTAGACTTTATCAAGAATTACATTACTGCCGACACTGCTGCTGATGGATCTATTGTTGACCCTAACGCTAATGTCACCTCAAAGAACGTAGCAACAATGGAGGCAGAGCTTTATAAGTACGAGAACATTCAGGTAAATAGGGCTATTGTCTGTGATAAGATAACGCAAATGTTTGGCGCAGACTTAGCCACACAGTATCTTGAGGACATCCACTCTCATCTTATTTATGTCCATGATGAAACCTCACTGAAACCCTATTGTGCCTCTATCACTCTCTACCCGTTCCTATTTGATGGCTCTAAGGCTATCGGAGGAACCTCAAGCAGACCACGGAACCTACAGAGCTTCTGTGGTTCTTTTGTCAACCTCATGTATCAAATTGCAGGAGGCTTTGCTGGGGCTGTAGCTACAGTCGAGTTCCTCATGTATTTTGACTATTTCGCTAAGAAGACCTACGGCAGAAACTACCTGACGACAAACAGTCGTGAGATTCAGCAGGAGTTACAAGGTGTAATCTACTCCATGAACCAACCTGCTGCTGCCCGAGGATTCCAAAGTATCTTCTGGAATATCTCAGTCTTTGATGAACACTACTTTACGTCCCTCTTTGATGAGTTTTACTTCCCTGATGGCACCAAGCCTGACTATGAGACACTTAAGCAGCTCCAAGAGTTCTTCATGGAGTGGTTCCGAAAAGAACGCCGTAAAGAGCTGCTTACTTTCCCGGTCATAACTGCTGCCTATCTGGTTGAAGAAGATACAGCAAAGGACAAAAACTTCCTCGACCTCTTAGCCGATCAAATGTCTAAAGGTCATAGCTTCTTTCACTATGAGTCTGACAGCGCAGATAGCCTTGCCTCCTGTTGTCGCCTCCGAAACGAGTTTGCAGACAATACGTTCAGCTATACCCTCGGTGCTGGTGGGGTTTCCACAGGCAGCGTACAGGTTATCACTATCAACTTTAATCGACTCAGACAGTCACACCTAATCTTGCATAGTGTCGTTGAGCGTGTCCAGAAGTATCTTATGGCACACCGAAGTTACCATATGGATATGATAGAAGCTGGTATGCTTCCTGCTTACTCCGCAGGTTTCATCGACATTGACAAACAGTTCTGCACTATTGGTATCAATGGATGTCTTGAGAGCTTTGAGTATATCTGCAAACACACTGCTGTTGGTTTTTGGAAAGCCGAGAACTACACAGAGTATCTTAAGTATTGTTTGTCGACCATTCAAAACCTCAACAAGGAAGCATTGAAAACCTTTGGAACCCGCTTTAATACCGAGTTTGTCCCTGCTGAAAACCTTGGTGTCAAAAATGCTAAGTGGGATAAAGAAGATGGGTTATGGGTTCCTCGTGATTGCTATAACAGCTACTTCTACCCAGTAGAGGACACTAGCTGGAACATCCTTGACAAAATCAAAATTCACGGTAAGGAAGTCTCACAGTACCTTGATGGAGGAGCTGCTCTGCATCTCAATCTCCAGAGGGTTCCTACAAAAGCTGAGGCGTTAAACCTTATCCAGACCAACATAAGACACGGGGTTCCGTATTGGACTACCAATGTCCTTTGCACTGTCTGTAACCATTGCGGACATATAGACCCTAACTATCATACCGCTTGCCCTCAATGCCACTCGGCTGATGTCGATTACGGCACAAGGGTCATCGGGTATCTCAAACTAATCTCCAGCTTTTCCGCTGGACGACAACAAGAAGCGGCTCTCAGAGCCTATCAAAACACAGGAGGTATTAAAATTGTTTCTGATTAAAATGTTTTTCGGTATGCAAAAATGGTGCTTGAAACAGCAAGTCAAAATGGCTAAGGCTTTGAGAGAAGCTAACACCAAAGCAATCGCTAAAATGCGTGAAGACATCTTAACCCTTGAAGATGAAAACGCAGAGCTGGGAAGAAAGTACCTGTAATCCTTGCTTTTCTTTGACATTGAGACTAATGGTCTCTTAGACACAGTGACAGAAGCTCACTGCATGGTCATAATTGATGAAGAAAATAATGTCACAGAATACCGCCCCTCGGAAGTCCATCAGGGAGCCAAACGGCTCCTTGAGGCAATCCGGGAGGGCGATTTTATTTGTGGTCATAATGTCATCAACTTCGACCTCCCTGCCTTAGAGAAACTCTATCCAGACATCAAGGTGCCTTATGCACTCCAAGGGAATGTCGTGGATACCCTTGTCTTGTCCCGCCTGATCTATGGCAACATCAAAGACAGTGACAATGGACTCTTACGAGCAGGTAGACTTCCCGGTAAACTCTATGGCTCTCATGGCTTAAAGGCTTGGGGCTTCCGCTTAGGGGAACTTAAAGGAACCTATGCAGAAGAAACCGCCGATGCTTGGGCGCACTTCTCTGAGGAGATGCTTACCTACTGCGTTCAGGACGTAGTGGTCACCAAGAAACTCTATGAGAAACTGATGAGTAAAAACTACCCAGAAGCCCCTATAATCCTTGAACACCAAGCTCAGTGGCTCATGGCAAAACAGGAACGCAATGGTTTTCCTTTTGATGTCTTTGCTGCCCAAGAGCTTGAAATAGAACTCAGAAGTCGCAGTGCTACTCTTGATGCTGTCTTAAGGCAGCAGGTACCACTAATTCCCGACAAAGTATTTATCCCGAAACGAGACAACAAAACAAAAGGCTACATCAAAGGTGTGCCTATTCAGAAGTATAAAGACTTCAACCCAAATAGTCGGCAGCAGATTGAGTGGCTTATCAAAAACCACTTCAAGTACATTCCTGATAACGAGGAACTCTTTGAAGAAGGTATAGACCGCCTCAAGATTGACGACATTACCTTTGGATACCTTAAGACAGACCCCGAAGCTCCTGAGGAACTCCGAAATATCGCAGGTGTCTTTGAAGAATACCTGATGATAACCAAACGTATCGGACAGCTCATTGATGGAAAGCACGGCTGGCTCAAGTGTGTCAAGGAAGATGGGCGTATCCACGGCTCTGTTAATCCCTGCGGTGCTGTTACTGGACGAGCTACCCACGCAGCTCCCAATGTAGCCCAAGTGCCAGCCGCAGGTAGTCCCTATGGTAAAGAGTGTCGCAGCTTATTTACTGTCCCGAAAGGATGGTATCAGGTAGGTGTCGATGCTTCTGGTTTGGAACTACGCTGTCTGGCTCACTTTATGTACCCTTACGACAACGGGGCTTATGCCCACGAGATACTCAATGGCGACATCCACACAGCCAACCAGAACGCT